AGGTATTTTTGGTATCTCTATCCACCTTGGTATATCTACGTTTTCCCTAAAAAATAAATAGCACCAGCTGGTTTAGCTGATGCTGTACATTAAAGTTCGATTGTGAAGTGCTCAGATTTTAAGTCTGGTGCGTCTACCAATTCCGCCACACTCCCAGTCATAGCAAGCGATCTCAGCGATGCCATCAGTACCAATCCTAATACATGTACACGTCAGTGTAAACAAATTGTACTAGGATTGGCACTTTCAGATTCACTAGATTGCGTTTGCCAGTTGTTGGAATTCAGGTGAAGCTGGCATTGCCTTCACATAATCCGAGGTCACTAAATGTAAATAACCTCTGGTAGTTTCTATAGAAGCATGACCCATTAAATAACGAGTCCTTTCTATACAGTTACCCATTTGTAATGACCAGGTACAGAATGAATGCCTTAAACAATAAGGTGTTCTTCTAAGTCCTCGATCATCAAATTCGTAACCTAAGTCATTACGAATACCATCAAATACACGTTTGTGTTGGTCACGTCCCTTCTTATCACGATCCGTCCAGTCATCACCAAATAAGTAACAACGTGGATCACCTTCTGTATCGTTGATACGACGCTGAAGGATGGGAACCATAAGAGCTGCGTTACCTTCTAATGGTATCTTCCTTTCCCTGACATCTCTCTTTAGATTGAAGTCGTGACGATTACCTATCCATAGGATTGGACCGTCGGGATTATCTAAATGCACGTCGGATGATTTGATTTGTACAAATTCATGCCAAGGTACACCTGTTGTTGCAGTGAGAAGAATAGTCTCAGCACAATCTAGATACTTAGATCCGAGCGAACTCGATAGTCTTTTTCCCCATTCATACATATGGATGACTTGATCCCTTGTAAAAATGGGTTTCGTGACTTTTTTACGGGTAACTGCTCAAACACGTACTTGCTTGTCTTCTTATTAAAAGAAGGGTAGTCCTCTGGAGGCTTTGGTATGCGTCCACGCTCCAAACAAAAGTTAAGTGCGTTAGCTACGTTGTTAACTGTGTAGTTAACTGTACGGTTTGAGGAATCAGAGTTTTCATACATCCAGTTCTTAACGATGTCCATCGTCTCTTGGTTGATGTCTCTGATCTTCATGCTCTTGCTAAAGATGTCAATCATAAAGCGTTGAGCATGTTTCAAGTTAGTCTTGTACTGTTTATGGCTAGGTTGCCATGTGCGTCTGTATTTAAAGTTGTAATCAAATACAGCACCTATAGTCCTTAGCTTTTCTGTTGCCATAGGGTGTTTTTAATAGAGTCAACAAATAGCTCACCTTTTTTCGTAAGCTTTAGTATCAACCTCCTTTTCTTACTATCTGGACATACCGACTTGGTGATAAGTCCTAACCCTGGAGTACCAAGTCTATGTTTCTCCGCTAACCAGTCACTATTCCTACTACCACTAGCTGTTGAGAACTTTAACGCTCTCTCCATATCACTTTTATAACACGGATTATTAGCAGCTATATATAAGAGACAGTAGATAACCTGAGCTGGTATCTCTTCATCCTTGCGACTACGGAGATTCTGGAAGACTGCGAACAGCCTCGCCATTTTCTCGTCCGTCTTCGTTTCCATGATTAGGTGAGTTAGGACAACTATATTGTATCGTCACCCTACCAAGATGTACATCAAGATCACAGTATTTATCATCGTCAATCCCCATATAGAAATTGCCAACACTTAAAATTGTGCTCATAAAGTTCGAAGTTCTTAGGTAGATAGTACTAATTAGTTTTACTAATAAGTATTTATTATTAACAAATGGTTAAGCAGTTTCACTGTGTTTCTGTGAATCGCTTAAATACAGTTTACATGCAGTAACAACTAAATCATTTAGGCTTGTATCTTCTGTCACAGCCTGAATCTTTAATTGTTTATGTAAGTAATCTTCGAGGACTACGGTGATTCGTTTCAAAATACATTAGCCTCGGTAAGTGATAGTAAAATGACAAAGATTACCTATTAACACATACTATATTCTGAGTGCTTAATATGTAACCACTTTTGTATCCTGGGTTACATTGTCATCATTTAACTGATCAAACATAAGGTTAATTAACTCGTCCCTATGTGGATGATTGCTGACATCTCTGATGAGTTCAGCTGTCCTGATCTGTTCTGTTCTGTTTGTCATCGTTGTACCTTTGTGGATTGGGTGTAAGTTTGTGTATTGCCTCGTGATCACACACAACAAATTCGTGTGTTTTCAATAAAGACCTGATTTTGTTTTCAGCTGCACGTCTGTATTTGTATGAATGCTCAGTAACTTTTCCAGTCTTTAAATCAGTTGCTCTGATCACACATTCATGTGAGCTAGGTAGCATCCAATTGGCTATATGGAATTCATAGAAGTCGTCATATCCAATAGCAGGGAAAAACTCAGCTGGTGTTTCATATACAGCGAGCCAATTATTCGGTTGTTCTCTACTCATTTAGTTCTCCGAGTCTGAAGGTATCCATTGACGTCTAGTGTCATCGTCCTCACAGGGTGTTACGTCCTTGAGTTCTTCATCAAGTAACCCTGATAAGTTGATAGCCCTGTAACCTGCCTCAATGTTGTCTGAGGCGTGAATGATGTACTCATTCTTATTAGTTAGCACGACATATCTCAAGAGCTTGTAGTTAACAAGCCCTGATCGATTGTGAAGCATAAGTGTTACTTAGTCTTTGAAAGTTTGCGTACTAGCTGTTTCGTTTTGGCCTTAGCTTGCCGTATCTTTTGAGGATTTCTCCTGCTTTTGTCTGCTCGCTTCTTATCAGCGTCCTTGAACTTGATATACATTTAACCTCTTTAGATAGTCACCTCATAAGATAAAGAAAGTAAGGGATAAATCCCTCATGCTGCCTACCCTTTCGGGAAAGGCAACAGGAGAAAATTATGCTGTGTAAGCAGCTTCAATCAAATCTCTCTTTTTGTCATAGGTATGGTGGAAGTTTTGTGCTTCCTCCCATAATCCCGTACCTGATATGTCCGTGATAACTCCTCTCTCTGATTTAAAGGGAGCAACGTTATCGCAGTACCAAAAGTCAATGCCATTATCTATTAATAGACTGAGCATTTGACTAGGGTGTCTACCCTCTTGCTCAGATACAATCATTAAGACTTCTTCTTGTTTAGGTGTTAGTTGAATTGTCATTACTTAACACCTTGCTCTGTTAATGCTTTCTCGTGTAGAGATTCAATCCTTTCAATGAGTTTCTCTTGTATTAGATACTCACCAATAGCTTCATGTATCTCTTTGAGTTCACTATTAACATGCTCTTTTTGTGAGTCCTTGACATAGTTCCATGCCTTTTGATTAGCACAGAACATGTTACGTGCAAGACGTATCATGTCGTCAGCATCAACACCATTAATGTTGATAGTGTTCTCATCTACGTCCTGAACGAATAAACAATTCATACTCTCGATGTAGCCAACGTTCATTGACTCCATGTAGTACTCATGTGTTGTATCGAACTTTAGTGTCATACTTTAATGTACATAAACAACGAAGGGGTTTGAGTCCTTCATCCTGCACATACCATACCTAAGTGGACAGTATGTGCAAGAGGAAAGAATCAAGGGTTATTTAGGATTGGTTCCATGTCCTCGATATATGCAATAGCGTCGTAGTAATCTTCACCACCCTTAACGCTTAGATCGTTAAGCATGGTGTACCACAACTCTATGTAGTTACAAAGTTCCATAAGTAATAAATAGCGGCTTCGATTGTGAACAATAAGTATTACTTAGTCCATGTTATTCATGGCAGTAACTAATACCTGACGTGTGTTACGTCCGAGGTTTACTACGTCCTTGATAAGAGCACGTGTCTCTACATGGTGTATATCCATGCGTGAACGTACGTCCTTGATGTATTTATTGAATGGTATTAATGGAGTGGTTAACTCATTAGCTAAACATTCAACTTGTAATCGCTTACTTATCTCTACTAACTGAGCTTTAGTAAGCTTAGTATTAATAGGATGAGTCAGTGCGTCCTTGTAATTCATTGAACATAAACGCATCACTCAGTGTGATGCAATTACATGGCGTAGAGTCGCACTACGCACTAGGCTTTTCCTACATGCAAGATCGCTATGTGACTAACACTAAAAACATTCGCGACTGTTAATAGATGCACCCAATTTGATGCCAAGTTTTTAACTAGTATCGGGTACCACTTGGAAACCCAACGGTCCATGCGAGGATCGAACTCGCATTAATAGCGTGACAAGCTATCGTCCTAACCATTAGACGAATGGACCAGTAAAGGACTGTGATGTCCTTGATATTTATTTATACAAATGAAGGTAGCTTAGGCTCACCGTCGAATGTATATAGTACGTCATTGACATCAGTACGTTGTGCATTAACACAGTTATTATTTACCCAGAATCCAAGGGATATATCAGGGTTAAATAATACATTTGCAATAGCACGTGCACTGACGTTTGTATACTCATACTCGTATCCATTTACGAAAGTAACTAATGCTTTACGGGCTAAAAGATCTACCTTTAAGTCCTCGATAGCAGTGGATGTACGAGTAGGAACAGTAATGTACATGTTGATCATGTTGATAATTAAGTGAACAATTACAGGGTTAAATCCCTGATGTCTGGGTAGGGAATCGAACCCTACCTACACCAATCAGACAGCGGTTAAAGCACCCGACCATGGAAAGTCTTGGGTGTCGCCACTTTGTAGTGGTAGTCGAAGAAACCATTCGAAATTCTTTTGATATAATCCAGACAATCCACCGTGTACGAATTGAATTAGTACATTCAATCGTGACTTGGTAGTGCTTGTTTTATATCCAGCGTTAGCTATCATTAAAGAACTACTACCATCGTGGTAGTAACTAGCAATGTGATGTCCATGTAAGTAAACATCTGAACGATTAAGTCCTTGCCTAACCATGGTGTTTGCCTTACTGAAGTCACGTTGGTCAATGATCGCTTGAATCATTTCTCTTTCAATCTTTCGCATGTTGTTAATGAACGATGTAATAAAA